ACAAGGCCAACAGAAGGGTGGTCAAGGGTGATAGGGATGGATTTGAGAGAGTCAAGAGAGGCTTTGCTGAACACCTCTTCAGGAAGACGAAGTTCTCGAACTGTGTCACCATTGGAATCAAGATATGTAAACACCCCTATGGTTGTAACAACAGCGCGTCCTCTCAAATAACCCTCATCGGTTTTCTCAAACCGTGAAGTCATCCAAGAGGGAGCATCCACACGATCAAGATGGGGTCTGTTCTCTATAGAAGGAATAGGACCACGGTCAGAGTTTATGATGTCTATCCCATCCTCTTCTGCCATATCGGCAACTTCTTCGACAGTCATAAACTGAACTTGAACCTTTATGTCGGCATCATCCAAAGAAGCCATATCATCCTTCCTTTTCCATTGGGAGTAACACACAGCAGCACGTTGCTTCTGATCTGGATACTCTGATCCCATGACTTCAGAACTCATGCAACGTGAGATGAAGTTCTTTCTTTCCTCCCCCTCTCGGGGTTTAGGCAATGGCATAAAAAAGACCCCAAGATTTCTCTTGGAGTCCTCCCTTCTAGGTAGAACGGCTCTGTAGAGCACAGTGTACTCTATGTCCTATATAGTGTCAAGCCTATTTAGTGTCAAGCCTCTTCGCTGGTTTCTTGACAATAATTTTCTTTCCCCCAACAATCTGACCCGCTAAAGCATTGCCTTTCATGGGAAACCGCCTACTCTCAGAAATCTCCACATCAATGTACCCTCCACGGGTGATCTTGATGGTGATATTTCCACATCCGTCAGGCAGATATGGAATGCGCTCCTGAATGTGTTTGATGACCTCTTCCGGAAGTTGATCCTGTCTCACTGCCTAAGCTCCTTGTATATTTCTTTATCGACTTCGAGCACTAATCGTTCCATGCTTGGTTGTGCCACACATCGACAGCTATAATCCTGTCCAGGGTGCATCAAAGGCATTTTACCTTTTTTCTCGGTCCATTGTGTACCATCTTGAGAGAACACAAGAGGATCAGTCCACTTACAGAGCAATCCATCCATCATCCAGTGGTCTCTCGGAGCATTCGGATAGAGTCCTCCTGGCTTTCCCCGAACACGTTCATCTGCTTGAGTCAACCATGTATACATTGTGACCCCTACATCTTCCTGCATAAATCGCTGAATAACGTAGTTCAGTGATCCCCCAAGATCACGGGCAAGAAACTCAGCACGTGCTTTTGGCATGTCACTCGCAATTGATTTTATCTTATTCATGATCTGAGAGAACGGCACATTGTTCCTGACACTCTGATACACTTCAGATTTCAATCGCTCTATAATGTCTTCTGCAGTTCCCCGTGCTCTTTTCTCAAGCTCGGAAACCCATTGAGCTTTGACCGTTTTCCACCATTCAGTGCCACCAAAAAAGGACTCACCCAAAAGAGCTTCTAGTTGCTTTGCAAATTGTCCAGCATTAAACACGAGAAACAAGTCAGCGAGACGATCAACATATGCACGAAACGACACTCCGGACGTAACTTCAGATGGAACAAACACAGCCCCCTCTATTTGGCCCTGTAGAGTTGTCAAAAACAACGCTACTTGCGTTTCCCATGCATCTGTTTTTGCTATGTCGTTATATCGCTTCCATTGCTCAAACCATGCACTTTCATGGGATTCAAGCCAGTTGAGAAATTGCTGCATCATAGGACTAAAAGAAGATCGAAGAAGTAAAGCCAACTCCTTCTGATGTTTTACAGGAAATCGAGACCTTGAAATCCTTGGGACAGGAGGACGCCGCTTACGTTTGATCCAAAGTTCTTTGCGATGCCGCTTCAATGTTTCTCTGAATGAAATCCGTCCTATAATCATTGTTCCTCATCTTCTTCAGGCTGCTCTGTGTCCTTTGGCTCATCCTCTTCAGCACCAATTCTGTCTGGACCATCAGGTTCTTCCATAGTCCCAAGAAATTCAGTGAAATCCTTCTTCCCAAGTGTGTCCTCAAAACGCATCTTGTATATGTCTTCGGGATCAAGAACTCCCTCCTGAACATATCGCTGATCTGCATCAGCTTGAGTCCTATACGTTTCAGCCTGCACACGTTCATTATCACTTCTTTCTTTCTCAGAGAGCTGAATAAGAGGGTTCCATTCAAACGAAGGTGGATTTGGCTCTTTTATAGCGGCACACACAATGTTGATGAGTTTTGTAGCCGCAGGAGTGAGCTCGTTGGACTGTTTTGATTTGACAGCATCATAGTAGTTTCTCAGATCATTTTCCCCGGTAGCATTGAGTCCTGCAGGTGCGCGTCCGAACAAACGAGTCACAGGTATCTCTGTCACCGAAGAGAGGATCATCATGAATCGGTCAAGGGTATCAGGAATGCCGGTGACGCTAGCCGCATCTCGTGTGTAGTCCTCATCGGTGCCGAGAAGCACAGCATGTAGAATTGACTTGGTCATTTCAATGGCTTGCACACGAACATTCAGGGCTCTCTCATTTCCCTGAGCTAGTATCTCATCCAAGTCAGAAAGTTTGTACTTTCCGATTACAAACTCATAGAGAATTTGAGAAACAGAACCCATAGCCCCTGAGAAGTCTCTCAGGTATTCCCACACAGGTTGTATTGCAGATACACCCCAGTAACGCTGTTCAATAATATTGGCTCCTTCTCGGGTGGAGGGAGGAACCTCAATACCATGAAATGGAATGCATCGAGATTCGTGCACATCCCACGACTGAGAGTTGTTGCCTCGCACAAAACGAATCTTGTAGGTCTCTATACGTCCAAAATTCTCATCCGTCACGTCGGTGACGAACTTACTTCCGGCAGTGTCTACCTCGCCAAGATCGAACACTCTCAAGTGCTCCACTGTCTTGATCTTACGGACATTCAAAGGTTTGCTCACATCCTGACCATCATTTGCCCCGATGAACAAAAGGCTTCCCCCCATAAGACGAGCCCACCGAAGAGCCTTGTTAAAAACATAGGGAGCATTCAATCTCTCAAGCTCCTTTTCCACCTTGCCCTTGTCATTCCCCTTCCCCCGTTTATCAAGTGGAAGTCTGAGCCACTGACGCGTCATGTCATCAGCAAACGAACCTACAATTCGCTGAATCATACCGTCATTGGCATACATTCCACTGAGAGTGTTTTTGTCCAGAAAGGTTGTGTTACTCGCAGTGTACTTGGTGTGAACTCTCTTATCAAGATTTGTCCCAAGTCCCTGAAGCACATTACGCCATCCGTCATGCCGAGAAGTCGCTTGTTGAAGAAGTCCACGCAACTCAGGTGAATGAAGGTCTTTGCTCATCTGAGCAATGTCTTTTACTACAGAGTCCACAACACCTGATCCGTCTCCATTTGAAGGAATTGAGTCTGTTGTAGTGCTCTTGAGCAGAGGATGAAGTTCAAAATCCATGTAAGTCTCCTACCACACCCACCGATGCATTCTTGCAGCACCGGTCTTGCTAAAACAAGCCCTGATCAGACTGGCAGCGGAATCTGCTCCATCATCAGGTTCTTGTCTTTCTCGATAGTCGAGGATCTGATTCATATATTCGGCATCAGTTTGTTCCTCATCCCAGATAATATCATTCCACGCTTCTTTGAGAAAAGTAGCTATTTTCACATGTTTGTTTATCGTCTCAGTATAGGTGGATACAGACATACCAAGACGTTTCAAATCGTCCGCTGTGTATCCTTTATCTGGATTGTCCTCTATGTAGAGCTTACGAACACTAAACTTCTTACAGATTGTCACAATTTGATGAGCCCATTCTTTTACGTTCCCTGCATAGCTGAATCCAATCCCTTGTAACTTTCCGTCACTCCTCTTAGCCATAATGGTGAGTGCATTAAAGTGATCACCATCAAAGGCAGCGTCAAGATGTGCTCGAACTGATTCAACACCTACAGTCTTCCACTTACCCCAGTTCGGTTCTCGGAAGAGGGCATCATCGTCAGCTACATGGGAAAGCTCATAGTTAGCAGCCCAAAGACTCCCAGTAGTCTTTGCCCGCTTTCTCCGAATTTCATCTTCTGTAAGCAATGGAAGCTCATACACGTTGAACGTAATTGGAGGAGGACAGATGGTCCATGCATCATCCTTATGCCACGGCGTTCCCACATAGCGGGTATGCCGCCCTGGGTCAGCTATGTTTGTGGCCACTTCTCTGATGATTTCCTTTGTCCTGTTTCGCTCTGCTTTTGATATTCTGTCTTTGAGATTGACAAAATCGTCACAGATAAATCCATCACCGTGCTTTCCTGCTATGGAAGGATCAAGCCCTAATGGATTGAGATTGCCCTCCGGAGTTATCGTGTTTTTGAAGTTGTATGTAATCTTCTCTTTTCGTTTGACTATGGGTTTGGGTTCTACTCCGTGCACATACGTAAATAGAGATCGAATGTTACTTGACAATATGATCTCATGAATGGTCTCTACTGCGTTCGAAGCAGCAGTAAAATCCTTTCTGATTATGAAGATTCTCCAATCAGGAAACCAAAATAGAAGAACCCATACAGGCCCTAAGTGGACAATGGAGGTAGTTTTATATGATCCCCGAAACGCCTGAAGAGCTACATCACCATCAAGGTCCGGATTCCATATGTACTTGATCCATTCCGAGTGGATGGCTTCGAGCTTCGTTTTTCCAGCGAGATGTCCGAGTACATGGGGATTTTCACACAAAAACTCAACGTCAGAAACATTGAACTTGATGTTCTCTTCAGGAAAAGAGAACTTCTTTCCCTTACTCTTCCGTGTCGTCGCTGTCGCCATCTTCTACACTCATTCGTTCCGTCACAGTTTCCTTTTTTCGTTCAAGGATGGTTCGCATCATAACACCCTCACGTTTCATCCCTTCCCTTGCTCTCTCAATTGCTCCTTTCACAGAAGCCACCGCCTCAGCCGGAGTATCCGATTTACCTGTCTTTCTCTTGCTTTTCCAATCTGCAAGGATCTTCATGGCTTCGCCACGATTAGCCATGGAATAGTGAATGATCTTTCGGTCGGCATCTTTTCCTCGGTAATCAACTTTGATACCATCTATAGCCGCCAGAGCTTGCGGGGCTACTTCATCAAGTTCCTTAACCTCTCCGTCATTGTGGAATATGTCCGTAGCTTTCCAGAAGGCTCTTGAGTGCCAGAACTGCACCATTTCAAGCTCAATTCGTTCTGAGATAGCATCAAGTTCAGCCCTTGCAAACCGATCAATGACTGTCTTAATTGTCGGTTTTCTCAAAAGTTGGTGTGCGGAAAAGCGTGCCCGTTCTTCCGTAATCTGTGATGTAGTAGCGTGAACATAGGCTTCGACCATATGATCAAAGC